TCCGAGCTGTTCGCAAACATCGCCCAGCGTGTGTTGCCATTTAGCGTAAAACTTTTCAACGGACTGGATCGGCGTTTTTGTTTTGACCGCTGCTGCCACTCGCTGCTGCTCGATAGCCAGCAACGGCCGCAATCGTGAAATTACGGCCATTCGCTGCACTGCTTCCGTTTCTGGATCGTCCTCCGGCTCAGGGTCTTCGGGAACGTCTGGCGAATCCTCTTCCATTGGTGCCGTCACTGTGATCGCCGGATTTTGATATTCATCGCCGCCGTCATAGGGATTCATATCCAGTTTTTCGCGTGCTTCATTCGGGCTGATTACCGTTGCCGCGATTAACTTTGTCAGGTATTCCGCCTGCTTGAGCGGGTCCATTCTCATCAGGGCATTGGTGTTGAACTTGAAGTAGTGGGTTTCGCTCGTCAACTGGCGTTCCGTCAGCAACGATCGATTGCAAGCGGCCTCAATGTGAACCAACCATCGGTTCAAGCAGTTCGTCAGGTACGCCAAATGCTTTTCTGCAAGGCTGTTGTAGGACACGCTGGAATCGTCGCCAAGAATCTCCTCAAGACAGAACCACATCGCAGCCTCTTGACGCTGAAATAGACGCTGCTCTATCCACTGGGAATCCTTACCGCTCATTGACACCATGTTTGCCTTGATGCCTTCGCGGAGCATTGCAGTCTTGCCGGTGTTTTCCGCACCGTCGTGAGCCTCGCGAAACATCGACAAAAACTTCTTTGCTTCTTCTTCGTTGCGGAACATTCCGCCCGGGGCTTCGAGAATCAACGACCCGCTGAATCCCTTTTTGGCGAGGTTTCGAACCTGATCTTCCGCTGACAATCCGGCGTCCAGGCTGTTGCTCATGACTGCGGCTGCGTTCAGGCCCGCCAATCCGTTGAAGCTCAGCCCATGCACGAAAAACACGTCTTCGTCGGGAAACCAAACCGTCTGGCTGTCGGACGTTACCCCGACCTTTTTAGCCAACGGCTCGTGCTGGCACAAAACGGTGCCGTGCCATCGCTTGCCCTCGAACCATTCGCTGCTTGAACGGTCTGGCAACATTGGCCACAACGCAACTGGCCGTCCGCCTTCGCGCTCAACAACGCATCGCCAGTTGCCGTACAACAGAAGACTCGGTGCACCAAACATTTTCCACTCTGGAGCCGTCTGGTAATCGTTCGGCCGCGTGTGGACGATCTTGTGGCCGGGGTGTGATCGCTCAATGCTGCTGCCGCGTTCCAGTCTGCGATGGCAGTTAATAGGCAGTTGCGAAAAGTGCCCTGCGATCTTGTTGACCGCATACCAGACAGGGGCATACTCAATGGCGCGGCGCGGAGTTAGCTTAGATGTGCCAAACTCCGGCGAAGTGCCGAAGAAAGCACCCAAACCAGAGCCAATTCGTGTAATAAACCGTCGAAACAGTTCCATATTTGGGCTTTCAAACGATGAATAGAGAACCTGTCGGACGCGATGGAGCCAGCATTGCCAACCGAATGCCCATCAACAAAGCCACAGCAGCGTCTATTTTCTCGCTCGAATTTCGCTTATCTGGCATGATCTTACCTTGTGCGTTGCTGGTTGTCATCATGTTAAGAGCACACCAGCGAAGGATGTTGTCTGTCTTGTCCGGCGTGAACCTGTTTTCGCGAATCGCTGCCGTCAGTTCCTGCATTGGCTCGTGAAACTGAAAGCAGTTCTGAGGCATTTTAATAACGTCAAGTCCGGCCTGAGATAGCTCGTCACCCAACTGAGCAGCGTTGTACGGGTCATAGGCCACCGCCCTGATACCGATCTCTTCCGCCACTCGAAGAAACTCGTCTCTGAGCGACGCGACAACATATCGGACGACCGTCAGTTCGCCGGTTGCAATCCATCCCGCCCACGGCTGCTTTTTCAAATCTCGTTTTGTTTCATCGACAATGAATGACTTTGTAAATCCCTCGTAACGCCAGATCGTTTTGCCTTCCTCATCCTCGTCCACCGGGAATCGAGCAATCACGCCAAACGATGCCAAGTCATCACGGCCGCCAAGGTCAATCCCAGCGGTGATTGCGTCTGCATGTCGCCAAGATGAAAGCGTATCAGCCATATCATCCCAATCAGCAGGCAGAATAAACCGCTCGTAGGCTGAAACCTTGCGATTGCAGTGGTAGCGGGTAAATCGATTCAACTCAACTGGTGATGTCTTCGCCTTCGCTGCCGCTTCTCTCAGGGATTCCAGCCCGATCGAAACGCCGATATTGGGGTTCGCCTTTGGCCACAACAACTCATCCAATGCGTCGTCATTCTCGTCTAACTCGAAGATGTAGGAAAAGTATGACTCGTCAACGAAGTCTTTACGGACAACGCCTGTTGCGTAATCATAATCCTCCTGCCAGAGCTGGCTTGTGTCGTCTCCTGCCGTGGTGAAATCAATAATCAAAGGCTGCGAGCGGTTGCCAGATCCCGTCATCATCGTGTCGTAAAACTTTCGGTGATGCTCCCTCCATGCGTGCTTTTCATCCATCAGCACCATGTGAGGGTTTAGACCGTCGAACGGCTTATCGCTTCCGATGCAATGAATATAGCCCTTGTTGTGACTGAAAGTGATCTGCTTGTTAATTGGGGTCGAAAGAGCTTTCACATGATCAGACTGGCTCCGCATCCGCTCGATTTCGGCATACATCACCTTTTGTGCCTGCTCTTTTTTCGTCGCACACAACACGATTTCTGCAACGTCTTCTGGCCTGCCTGTGAATGGATTCACGTCTGCCATTCCGCCATCGAGTGCAATGCCGGAACCGAGCGTAGACTTTCCGTTTTTGCGGGCCATCGTCCAGAACACTCGTCGGAACCGTCGCGTGCGATCGTTGCATCGCTTCCAGCCAAATATGTTCCAGATTCCAAACAGTTGCCACGGTTCCAGGACGAACGGCTGTCCAGCACTTTTCCCGATCGAATGCTTGAGCACCTCCGGAAAGAAATCGCAGTGAGCCGTTGCTACATCAAGTGAGAAATAATATGGAAAATCGTCGCTGTTCTGCCTTTCGAGATCGTTTACATAACGCCGAACCGCCGCACGATGCGAAACACAGGACACAATGCGACCGCTCAGCACGTCTCGGACGTACTTGTCAACCGCCTTGTGTGCTTCGTGCTTCTTCATCCTCGCCCCATGCGTGCCATGATTTTTGCGAACGGGTCATCCTTGTTGTCGTCAGGATCAGTGGCCGACACCTTGCTTCGGCTTGCTGGTGTCAACCCAAGTTCAGGAAGTAGCTTGTTCATTTCTTCACGGTATTTGTGCAGTTCTACGCTGAACGGATTGCGTTTGATTTCGGTCGTGTTGTCAGGCATTTTTTGTACAAGAACAATACCGGTCTTTCTGATCGCCTCACGCGCCCGCATCCATCCGCCGTAGGCAGTGCAATACGCGACAAGGATTTCAATGAGGTCTTTCGACATCACACGATTGTCTTCCAAAATCTTGCACAGTTGATCCCATTTCGTTGTTTCGTGAGCATCGAAGTCCTCCGGCATCACGGGCCGTTTACCGTCTGGCTTTGTTGCCTTTTTGTTTCGTCGCTCGGGATGTACGCGGAACGCTCCACTTGCCTCGTGTACTTCCTGTGCTATTCGTTTTCGTCCTCTTGTCATTTTTTCTCAACTCCCCTTGCTAATTGTCCGACAGTTATTATCATAGACTCAGTCGCGGGGATGACCGGCAAACGACCGGCACAAAACGACGAAGGAAAACAACCATGTCCATCAAAAGCCAAGCACACGTCAACCTGTACACCGCCCAAGTTTGCGAACTGCAAGGCGCGATCGCCAACCTTGCGGAGTTCGTCGACACCCTGCCCGCGCCTGATGAAAACAACGAACTTCCAAGCCCATTCCATTACGGCCACACGGGGTCTGTTGCACGCCTTCACGAACTGATCGCCGAGGCTATGAAGATTGCCGACTCCTTCCATGAATAACGAACGCCCAGACAAAATTTCATTCCGCCCCGGCAGCTTGTCGGAGCCTCTTTTTGCGTGGTGCGATGCGAATGACGCCACGCCCTCAGAAGCCATACGCCTCGCGTTGTCGACTATGCTCAACTTGACGCCCCCTGCAATGCCTGTTGGCCGTCCAGCACCGCCGTCTTGCCCGTCAAGTTCTCCCATCGTTTTACGATAACGTCACAATACGCCGGGCTGATTTCCATTCCGTAGCATTTGCGGTTGAGTTGTTCGGCGGCGATTAGGGTTGTGCCACTGCCGCAAAAAGGCTCATAGATGTCTCCCGCATGGTTCTTGATCAACTCGAACATACAGGCGACTGGCTTCTGCGTAGGGTGTGGTGTTTTTTCCTCTTTCGATCCGCCCATGATGTGATTAGGTGGCGCGGCATCAATTACAGTGACCTGCTTCCTGTCACCAGTCCATCCGTGTGTCTTTCCTTTTTTGACAGCGTACCAGCACGGCTCGTGCTTGAAGTGGTAATCAGACCGACCCATAATCATCACAGACTTATTCCATATGATCTGTTGCACTGGCTCGAATTTCACGTTTCGAAGGCTTTGCATCACTACATCCGTGAACTTGCCTGCGTGCCAAATGTAAGCAACATCACCAGGAAAAAGCGTCCATGCCTCCGTCCAGTCTGCTCGTTGGTCGTTTTCAACTTTGAATGCATTTCCTGGACCCATCGCTTTATCTCCCAGTGCCGCATCCCTCCACGACTGGTCTAGATTCACCCCATACGGCGGGTCTGTAACCATCAGGAACGGCCTCTGATCTCCGAGCAGTCGCCCAACGTCCTCCGCCTTCGTCGAATCACCACACAACAGCCGATGTTCGCCGAGAATCCAAAGGTTGCCCAGCTTTGTGATCGGATCGACTGGAACCTCTGGTACTTCATCTTCGACGATCTCGCCTGATGGTTCTTCTTCGCCAGTCAAATCCAGATCCATCAACGCTGTCAGCTCATCCGCATCGAACCCCAGCAACGCCATATTGAATTCATCTGCGTGCAGGTCGCTCAGTTCGTTTGCCAGCATCTCGGTGTCCCAGCCGGATGAAAGTGCGATCCGATTGTCTGCCAGCACGTAGGCACGTTTCTGTGCGTCCGTGAGATGCGATAGGCGAAGGCATGGAACTGATTCGAGCTTCAGCAACTGAGCGGCCATCACTCGACCGTGGCCAGCGATGATGCCGTTCTGCGCGTCGATCAGGACGGGATTGCAGAAGCCGAACTCTTGGATTGAGCCTGCGATCTGTTGCACCTGCTGCTCGCTGTGCGTCCGCGCGTTGCGAGCGTAGGGAATCAGTTTGGCCGTCGCGATTTGTTCAATCTGCTGGCTGTCTTTTGCAATCGGTTGTTTTTGTTTTGCCATATTTTTCCTAAACGCTCAATTTTGGAGACACATGCACGCGCGAAACAGGAATATCGACAACCGGCCGCCCCCCACATTCCGACCGCCCCCCGGCCTGTCACTGCCCGTCACGCCTCGCCTGTTCTACTGCCCTGTGACACGCCACGCACAACGCCATGAGATTGTTCCACTCAAGTCGCAGCCACGGAGCCTCTGCGATCGGAATGACGTGGTGCACCTCCTGTGCCTCTGTAGCGATGCCCCGCTTTTTGCATTCCTCACACAATGGATTCTCCTGTCGAAACCGCACGCTCAACCGCTTCCATGCTCCATCATACCCTGCCTCTGTAGTGCTGACTGATGCCCTTTGCTTGCCACGTCCACACCGTTCGCACTCTCTGTGCCTTGCATCCAGCACAGCACCACATGGGCACAGCCTTAACATCAGGCATCCACCTGTGGTGCCCTAACCACGCTACATACACCCTGCAAATACATGGTGCTCGGTGCTGCTGCATCCCTGATCGCAAACCGCAATGTACGCTCTGATGCTGTAACTGCTGATGGATACGCAAAGGTGACCACATTGCTACTGGCACCACTGATTGTGATATTGCCACTTGCAACGGTAGCCACATCAACGCCAGCCAGTGTTTCAAACACAATCGCCAATGTCTTTCCGCTCAAACTGACCGGCGTCGTACCATCAGTGCGGTATAGCGTGATTGACTGGCTAATTGTTTCCCCCACCACCGGCGTCAATGTCACTCCGGCCGATCGATCTGCAACAATGCCAGTCGCTGGCAATACCGTGACCACTGATGAGCCGCTCGGCCCCAGCTCCAGCATGTTCGCAGTAAACTGGTAGACAGCACCGTCAACGACCAGCCCGGTATCGACCTTGTCTAAAATAGTTTTAGCTGCGGCCAATGCAGCACTCGTCGCCAGCCCACTCTGAATCTGACTCACCGGATGGATATGCAGCGACACGATCGTAAACGCCACTCCGTTGACCGGAGCCGAGGTAAGAGGTTCCTCCAGCACGATAGTCTTTGTGGCTCCCACATAGTCTACTATCGCACGAACCTGACCGGCCAATGCCCCATCGGTAAACACCAGCATTGAGTCGTTGTAGAAGTTATCGACCGCTGAATCGAGGCCAGTAACGAACGTAGTTGTGGTCGCAGACGCATCAATGACAGTCGAGTCGATTTGCTGGAATGCTGTTGACTGACGCAGTCGCTTACCAGATGAAGTGGCGACATTATGCGTGGCTCCTGTTAGCGGCTCGTCCCAGATCAGGTCAACGAGTGCGGCAGTAGCAGCGGAGTCCAGTTCCATTGTTGGTGGTGTCTCGGTCGCTGTCTCTCCATCAGTCCCAGCAAACGTCCGGTATCCAATTGCAACTGGTCGCGTACCGCTGAAATAAATAAGCGTGTAGTCTCCCAATGGCAACGCTGTTGCTCGAACGATTGATGCAACGTATTGCCCAAGTGCGTTAGTTCGCTCTGTGACCGTAATTGTGTTCCCCGTGACAACCGTATCCGGAGCCGCCAGCGTGAACAACTTTGCCGTGAGCGTCAGCCCCGTTTGTGCCGCAAGAACT